GCGCGTTGGCTTGTTCTTTTCTTTTAGAACACATTATGGATTTGTTAGCTGATTATTCTTCAACTAAAGCTGGGTCATCCTCGGATGACCTCAATGGTCCAAATCATTTGGATCATCTTAATTGTGGCCCCTATGGGGCCCGGGGGAGTATTTTCTCCACCATTTCTTCCGGGCCTGTCGTTTGCCCGGATGGTGACTTTATGAATCATCCCTTTCCTTTCGGCAGTGATGAACACAAGTCTCTTGTCTTGGCCGGCGAATCAGAGACCCTCACAACTGGTTGGGAAGGTTTTACACTCTACCATTACAATGGGGCTCGTAAGTTACTTAACTTCTTTCGGGAAGACAGCATTTCCTGTCCACCACTTTCGTTTGGGAAGCTGATCCCATTATCTGACCACCCCTTCCATCCAGGGATGATGGGATATTGCTATTTGGCCATGGTGGTACCATCGGATTGGGAGGCTGCGGCAAGGCTTCTTGGGACTTGCCCCTCCAGGACAGACTTCACCAAGAATGGGGGCACCTTCCGCTTCGTTCGCGTTTCACGTGTCAGGCTTCTGCGGTGGTCCCAGGTCATAGATGGGAGGCGCCTCCGGGATTTATGGCACCTTTGTCCATATAGGCGTGGGATTGATCACCCGGAGTGGCAGGTGAGGTCTCTTATCCGAACGATGTGCTGGGTTACGTCCTCTGATCCCAGTCCAACTCGTGTGGAATTTCACTTAGGCGCCACTCCCGGCAGTTCCGCCTTTATCTCGTCATTGGGACCCGTCCCAGCCGCCAAACGCTGGGGTGGGAGCAGTCACAAGGAACACTCCGAGAATGGGCTGATTGCGTCTATGAGGCACTACCTGTTGGTCCTCATTGAATCTGTCCTCCTTGCATTTGTATTCCTGTTTTCCATGCGGATCCTCAGTGCGGCCCGAGGGAAGGTGAGCGTTGGTGCTCGGAGGGTACAGATCTTTATGGATTTCTGTGCCGATGTCCTTAGGGTATGCTCGTTGGGAGCGGGTTTGGGTGGTGTCACCCCGGCAGCACAGCGATTGTCCATGTTCGCTGTTGCAAGGCTGCCCCACTTGGTCTCACCTTTCGTCGTGAGTGCGATTGAACAATGGAGCCAGGGCATCCTGGCTGTGAGGGGGACGAGGAGGGGACTCCTCTTCAACCTTGGACTCACCTTCCGCCTCTTCCGTGACTCCTTCCCAAACATAAGGTTGTTCGTTTTGTGCGAGCCTTTGAGCATGCTTCCGATCCCTGGTGCCCCAGGCATTGGGATCGGTATGACCACAGGCGTGCTAGGTTTGGTGGGTGCTCGAGTTTCCCTTTTCGTGTTGGCCTCTAGTGCTCCCGCTGTGGTTATCCTTTCACTCGTGCTGTCAGGTTTGACACACGCAGCGGTTGTGTTCCTCTGCGTGAATTGGGTCTTCCAGTCATTCGTCGGCCTGTGCTTCGGGTTGTTAAACATCGGGTTGGCCGAGGTGGTTGAATGGATCCACCAGTTCACTCTCAACGTCTTCAGAGGGACATTAACAGTGGTCTTGAGGCCCACGACCGCACTACAATTCATCAGCAAGGTTGCGGCTAAACTTGATGCGACCCTGTTGGACCTTTTGGAGCGAACCTTGGTCCAAGGGGACCGAGGTGGCATCACCTTCCTGGTTGGCCACTCATTCGAAAATTTGCATCAAGTTCTCGGAACCTATGTTCGTCACACCCCAACTCGGTTCCCTTTCACAAAATTGGTTCTACCCAATTTGTTTAGGCCGTGGAGTGCCACCATCTTATGTTTGAAGATCGTCGGCCTTTCAGCCGCGCTCCTTGTCCTGGCCACCGCGTATGTGGTACTGGTGATAGTCGGCCAGGTCTCTGGATTCCTGTCTAGGAAATTCCTCGGCATCATTGACTACATTTGGTGGTTCCTCGTTTGGGAGGCTGGACTAGTGGTATTCCTGATACTCGCCCCCGATTCCATCATTGCAGCCTTGTGGATTTCGGCCCGGGTGGTTGCTCGCTCTATTTACCTTCTCATCGAAGTCGGCACTCGCCCCGGGGGCGGTCCGGAATTTCGAACGCTCCTCGGTCAGCTGGCTGAGGGATTGTTCAAGGTCGATCCCACCACTGGTGGTGGGAGGACCGCCGAGGGGTGTGGGGGGGTTGCTGGAGTCCCCGACTCCCACAACCAGCCTTTAGACGAGAATGCGCTTTTCTCCACGAAGCTCATTCATGTCCTAAGGGATCAGGTGATGAGTGTCATCGCCATTACCGATTCTTGGCGGTTGCCCGAGGTCGTGCGGGCCCGATACAGGGCTCCGTCCCTTGAGACGATTGGGGAGACTCTGGATATCCTTAGGTCCCTCGGGTGGCCAGTTGATAAGGATGTTGTCCTCAGCCAGACGATGTCCGACGTCGCTGCTGGTGACAGACTCTGGGCTTCGTTCAGCCTTGGCCAGATCAATGCAATCACTCCCCTCAGGAAATTGATTGCTGCGATGACTCCTGAAATGTCCGGTTTTGGCTTCCCGGAAGTTGCAGGCTACATCAACACCGGCACATACACTTCTGCCACCAGAGAATTTGCATCGACGGCCAGGTATTGGCACCCTATCCTTGACATTAGTGCGGAACAAAGTGTCGTGGATGACGTCTGGGAAGTAGTTCGGAAACAGTTTGAATTCTCCCAATTAGTGGCGCCAGCCACCATTGTGAAGAATTTCGTCAAGAAATACAACCTCGGCTTCGGCTTTTCCCGCAGGGATAAGAAAGATCCGGCTGTCTCACGCCCCAAGAAGAGATCCTACGTCATCCGTGAGGTGGGAGGTCTGGAGCAATTCACGAGGTTGTGGGAAGCAACAGTTGGTTACGCCGGGGAGCTCACATCCGTCGCTTCAGTTTTCACGAAACTGGAGTCACTGAAACCCGCGAAAGCCCTGGCTGGCCTAGTGCGTACCGTTATTGGTTCTGCTCTGCCGCATCATATTTTCTCGACGGTGTATAATTATGGCCCTAACCACAACTATAAAATTTGGGATGTGCCAATGAAAGTCGGCATGCCGATCACAGGGACTGCATTTGGCAAACTTTGGAAATTCCTCTCTGGGCGGAAGTATACGTTTGCTGGCGACATGACTGCTTTTGACTCATCCTTGCAACCTGTGATTATCCGGATGTGTGCCGAAATCAGGAAGCGCGGGTACCAATGGCATCCAGATTCTGCTAAAATATGTGGGATGATCGATGTTGCCTATGATCAATTGATGTCCCAGCCTATGGCCTTCAGGTCCACTGGAGACATTATGGCCAAGGAAATTGGACTCAGCACTGGCCATTCGGCCACCTCGCCGGACAATTCTTTAGCCCTCGTGTCGGCCTACATGCTTTGTTGGAAGCGTATCACAGGGAAGGGGGCTGTGGAGTTTCTCCACTTCAATTCACTTGTCAATTTTGGTGATGACCACTTACTCGGATACGACGAATACCCCGGCTGGAACCCGGCAGAAATATCCAAGGCCATGGCAAGTATTGGGTGCTTATGCCGGAATGAACATCCGGAAGCTCCCTTACTGGGCATTGAGGGAAAGTCATTTCTCGCGAAATTCCCTCTGAAGTCTGAATCCGAAAGGGAACGTGTCAGGCGAGCGGGGGTCACCACTCCGCCCGAATGGCTCACGTACCACTCTAAGGCCAGATTGATAGGTAAAATTAAGGGAGAGACACTGCAGAAGGATAAGTTAATCAGGTACCAGCGCCTCATCTCCTACACCTATTTGTGTGCCCACCACGAAGATGTCTACCGATCCACTATCAGAGCGGCAAATTCCCTCCTGCAGAAGCATGGTTCCACTTGGGTTGAGCACCACCTGAGGGTTCCCCGCGTTCCTTCCTATGATGATGTGCTCTACAAGTGGTATACCGCCACCGCTAGTGTCGTGGTCCGGGGAGAAGAGGAAGGGATTGATGAATCTGAGGGGTTCGACCCGAACTCTGTATACATTTATGGAGGGACAACTGTCCTAGATAGTTTGAACAAGGCCCTTTCAAATTTCCCCGAAATTTTGTCACCAAAATTTATTAATTCCCCCTGGGTCGTTGAATTCCAGAAGAGCCTAGGTAAATTCCTCAGTTGGGTGCCGGCCTTACTTAGGAGTTCCAATTCAGGCGCCTGGACTTTAACGGGGTTGGGTAAGGTGATGGACAGGACACCTTACGGTTTTCTCACCGCCGAGGTGGTTGCCAGTCACAGGAACGAGTTAGGTAGACTTGACCTCGTATTCCGTCATTGGCTGTTCATGCTTTATAGATTAGCCCTGACTCCAAAGCAAGCTGGGATTGGTTTTCTTGGCACAATTTGGAACGTCGACTCAGTGCTGGCAGATGCCAGCTTCCTCCTCGATGGATCCGTCGTGGCTAAGACAGTCAACCTCGAATTCCACCTTGCCGACACTCTGGTCATTTCGGCAATCGGTTTGGTTCCTGAGCTCTTTCGGGGCCTTGAATTCCCTAAGTTTCCACAGTTGACGCTTTCGACATTCGTTGCTGGGATCCTCTCCAGAGCTTGGTTGTCAGTCCAACCTTCAGCAAGGGTGAGCTATGACCTGGCACGAGCCACTGTGATTCGGATGAGGACGAATGAACGTGTCACAGTTGTCGCACCGACTGGTGTCGGCAAATCCACGCGATTAATCTCACTCATCCATGAGTGGACGGGGAAACGGGTCGTTGTCTTCGAACCACGCTCCCTCCTTGCTCTTGGATTGAGCAGGTACTGCAGAAGGATATTCAGGCAGAACCGGTACGGGGCTTCAACCAGTGGGGGGTTTGTCCCAAAGGACTGGGATATCATCTACGGTACGGTTCAATCGTTATTCCGCACTGAGTACATTCACGATCGAAACGTCATGTTTGTCGTTGACGAATCTCATTTCCGGGAGGCACACTATCTCTTCCTCAGGAGGTGGTTGATTGCAAATGATCTCGGGGCGATCTTCTTGACCGCAACACCGCCAGTCAACGATGAAGGGGTCACACAGACCATTCTATTAGACAACATTTCCCACTGGCGCGTGAGCCGCACGGATCGTGAGGTGCCAACAGAAAATAGGTTCATTCGAGACGTGATAGACCACATACACGTTAATGAGTCCCGCGACACCTTCTTGGTGTTTGTGACTTCTGTGACGCAGGCTGATCGGCTCGTGGAGCAGCTGGGCGACGTGAGTTCCTTCGTCATCTCCTCAGGTGTTGAAGAAATTCCGGTTGGTAAGGATGTCTATGTGACAACCAAAGTCTCCGATGCCGGTTTGACAATTCCAGATGTTTCAATCGTCTACACGATGGACATTGACCTGGACGTGGTTTCATCCATTTCGAACCTCATGTCTGCTGATCCAGTGTTAGACACAAGGACAGTGCTGTACCGGTTGCCAGGCGACACAATTTCCCAGAGGCTCGGGAGGACAGGCAGAACAAATCACGGCCAAGCATTTGTGTACCATATTGGTGGGCCATTCCCTGACCACCAAATTCCGCCAGCGACCGAGCACTTGGTTCTAGGCGACCTCCTGCGATCTGACCCCTCCCTGGAGGTCTTCTGTTCTGACGAGTTACGGAGGGAGCACGCCATAGACAGTGCAGCCGTTAACTTGGGATTGCGACCAAGGTGGGCTTACTTCTGGCTTGGCGCAGAGACTGACCTGGCGATTGGAGCAAAGGGATTAGGTTAAGACCCTCCACCATTGCGATTACGGTTCGCATAAATTATTAGTTATTTAACCTTCTCTTCACACGGTTCTCTGGAAATGGTTCACTTTATATTTGATGACACTCGTCATCGCGGCCTATATGCATTAGGAGGCCCGTGCATCGTTTATACAATTCACTTATCATTAACTTAGGATTAATAGGCTTTGGGGGCTGAGGAGTGCCAACGAAACGGCTGGCCCGTCCCCCCATTTCGTTTGTCTGAAATGGGCCAAGTGAACAGCAAACTCGTTTTAGCTTCTCTCCTCGCTTCGGCAGGTTTGACTATCGGTGTTAACGAACTTCGAAAGCCTGGTTCGACAAAACGATTCGTCCGACACAGTTACAGGTCCGTTATTGGCAGGCTTGTCCGTATCAGGGGTTTCTCGTCGTCTCTCGTGACGGCTCTAGAACCCATTTTCAAACGCGCCCACCTCGCCCGTCATGGCTCCGGGTGGGGGGGCATTTTCAAGAGGTGGTGGCGCCGGCAGACAGATGAGCAGGCAGTCATTGACGAAGTCAGGAAGGCCTTCGTTGCTCGATCCGCAAAGGTGGCTTTGAGAAAGGGGTTTGGCCTTTCCCGTCTGGACAAATACTTGCTTCGTTACCACCCGAACTTCGCATCCTATTTCCCATTCTTCAAACTCGTTGTTAAACCATCAGTCAATGAATCAAGGAGGCTCCTAGAGGCTGACGTGATTAAGGTTTTCCGGGAAACTGCCGAAGTTTCCCTTGCCTCGGAATTCATATTCCGTGACGACAGCGCACCAGACAGCGACGACCCTTCTGATGTTGAACTCTACCTAGCAGAACCTACCGAGCCTGAACCATTCATTGGGCCTCTAGAGTTTGGGCTCGAAGACCGTCGACAGGCTCCGAAGGCTGGCAGCTCCACACCATCTGACCCAGGGGTCATTTTCAGAAGGTCTGCAATGAGGTTGTTTTCTGATAAGGTGGAAAGGGGGATCTCAACTCTTGCCTTGTTGAGGAGGAGGACCCGTTCTCGTGACAACGACTACCCTGCTGCCTCTACAGGTGACAAGCGGCGAAGCCAAGCGGATGTTCTGTTCGAAGCTTCGTCTGAGGCCTTTGACGTCCAAGCAGCCGGTCAAGCCAGCCACGCCCAACTTCCAACGACCTCAGACCTTCCTGAAAGCAGGCCGGACACTCCGGTGGAGGTCTTGAATCCGGACAATCAGGAAGGGACAAAGTTGAAAGGATCAATCCTAGGCTCTTTGGTTGGTTGGACCTTCAGGCGACGAGCCCCGGACACACCCGCTGGAGAAGGCGGATTTGCCACACCTGAGGCGGCAGAGCCTGCCGTGGCCCCGCCGGGCACTTTGACAGGAGCTGTAGGCGACGGGGTGAGCGAACCCATCGACATCCGTGGCTCCACGTCAAATCCAGGGGAGGATCAACCCCGTCGGCCGATCCCACCCACACCTGTCAGCACAGATGAGGACAGCTTCACCACCGCTTCTGATGGAAGTCCTGACTCTGGTGTTGAAGGCCTATTTTCCGATCTCGAGCGGTTGTCACCTGACCCACATGCAGAGCCGATACATGGCGGTTTCAGCGATCGGGACAACACTAGAAGTGATTGGGAAAAGACTTCGTCTGAATCCGGCTCGGATTCTTCGAGTTCAGTCACGGTGAAACCCGATGAACCAGAATCCGAGGCAGAAGACATGTCAGACGCAGTCCTGGCCCGTAGGTTGGGAAAATTGCGTGACCCCGGCCCACAGCCAGCTACGCCTTTGCCGTCGGGCAGTAGCGGCAATAAGTCCTTCCAGGGCAGGGGGGTGACTCGTGAGAGGTGTAGGACCGACAACCACCACGGGTTCGACGCTTCATTTTGGCTCAGAAAGCCACACATGTTTGAAGCAGAGTTCAACGGGATTAGGCGTGAGCTTGAGGGTTCTGCCGTTGGCACCCCCATCTTGGACTCCTTGTGGGCACGGGACCTCGACCCAACCCCAGCTGGATTCCGGTCACTCCCTATCGTGCCAACCACTGCCCGACTTGGGGAAGCCGACATTGGTGCCTTTCCCGAAATTGTTAACCAGCCCATGGGTCCCAGCCGCTCAAGTCACCAAGTCGGCGGGAGGCCCCGCGGACCTACTGTTGGTGGTGTCCACCTTGATGATCTTAAAGGGTGGACTACAACAGCGACGAAGCCGGGTACCAAATTGACCACAGGCACATTCTCGGCCACCCAACAAGAGTTGGCGAAAAAGATGGACCTCATGCTTCAGCAGGGGACCACACCGAGTGGGCGTGGGAAATCGGCGGCGAGCTTAGAAAGCTCAGGGTCGGTGTCGACCGATTCCCGATCCACTTGGGAGGGAAAGGGGGTCAAATCCAAACCCACAAGGCCCCATTTGGAACTTGGCGACTTTGGCTGGGACAATGATAACAACGACTGGGCTCAACTTTCGGAAATCACCTTCAAAGATGGTCGAAAGTACAAAATAGAGCCAGTCTTGGACACCATCCTTGAAGCAGGACGTGATGATAATGCCTCTGTGAGGTCCACCGTGGATGCTTCTATTGCACACGCGGCGGAAGTTGCACGTGCTATCCTCCCCGAAGCCAGCGACGCACTAGCCCTTGCGAACGAAGCCCCTTTGGAAACGACAGCAGTTTGCAAGGCATTTGTGACTAACTGTTTATTGGGTTGGCAGTTCCATAACCGGGTTGTGCCAACGTTCCTGCAGGAAGCCCTCCACGATGATTCAATTCCCGAGTGGTGGGTTTCCGAGTCGCGAAGGGCGATTGCCCCGGGTAACACTGCCACCGCGGACCATTCTCATCCGGGTGGGTTCCAACTTCGGGGACGTGCCTTCCAGGCATATGCGCGAATGGCCTGGATGGTCACACATGGCATGGTGTACCAGGGGGTCCCTGGAAACCTGAGGTCTGGCCAAAAGATCCTCATTGGCAGAGGAGCAGAGGTTGATGCAG